CGCTATATCTGGTGCGTTATTATCTGATTGAGATGTTCCACCAGCACCACCTTTTGCTGTTAATGATATTGTGCCATCGTTATAAACACTATCACCGCCATTTGTTCCTGCAGCTTCTCCTGCTCCACCAGCACCACCAGCACCTATGGTAATTGTAGACGAATAACTTCCAGCAGATACATCTATAAATGCAGATTGTATATATCCCCCACCATTACCGCCAGACCCCATTCCACCTTGATCCGTGGTACTATCCGAGTCTGCACCACCGCCACCGCCACCAGCACCTTGAACATAAACAAGAGCTTGCAATGCGCTTGCATTTGGTGTGTATGTTCCAGAGGATGTAAAAGACTGTATGTTTATTAATCTTCCAGCAAATGTTAAAGTAGTATAACTAAATGAACCATCACCATCCGAAGTAATTGCCTGACCAGAGCTACCGTTACCAGATATATTAAGTTCACTTGCTGTGACTGCATTAGTATCTATTTGTGATGAGCCTACTGTGCTAAGAGTTGCTAAACTACCAAGACCTAATGTGGTTCGAGCAGCACTGGCATTTGCATCATCAACTAAGGTTGCGCCAAAAGTTGATATGGTTGTTGCATTGGTAGTACCATCCACTGCGATGGCATTTCCCTCTGAGTTAAAACCTAAATATTTGTTTGCTCGTTCTGCTGATGCTGGTAAATCCTGTGCATCCACATCTGTTTGTGCAAACTTAAAACTTCTATCTATTTCTTCTTGCTGTTGCTGTTGAATAAACGTCAGTTTATCCAATGCTTCTTCATGCGCTGCTGCTGGAAAACTATCATTAGGCGTATAATCTGTGTTTTGCGTAAGTGTCATCACACGTTTTAACAACACCGTTTCACCGCTTTGAGGTCTTCTGTCCGTTGTATCGTAATTACTATCGCCAGAGTTACCTGTATCAAACTTAAAAGTAACTGTGCCACCATCAGACTCACCAGCATTGCTTACAAGATAATCGGTATTGATAGTTTTAGTTACTTCTGCACCAGTGCTATCTGTTCTAACAATAACAACTAAATCACTATCATTGAATATTTTGAAGCTATAGGCAAAAGCAGAGGTAGTGCCATCACCACTATAGCTGACTTTTGTTGTAGTGCTACTGACTGTCATATCTACTCCTACTTACTTTGTTATACCTTATTTTTATTGGTCAATAAAGTATTACTCTACCTGTGTTGTTTCTGGTCTCATGTCTACTAATTTGTTCAGTGCGTTTTTTATTGCTAAAGCATTGTTAAATGGTATGATTGTATTTAAAGCTCTTTGTTGTCCTTGAGAAAACTGTAAATCTGGATTGACTATTGAACGAGAAACAGCCTGTGCGCTTGAAAGACCCTTTGATACTAACTGCACTGTTGGGTTTCCAGTGATAAATTGTGTATCCAAACCTGTACTTCTATAAGCAAAAATTGGGTCATCAATAAAAAATGAAGCACCTGTATCAATAAGACCAGGAAACAATGCAGCCCAAGAACTTCTTTGAAAAGATGCTTTGGCAATGGATTCAACTGATAATCTTTCTTTCAAAAACTCTTCTTTGTCTTCTCTTCCAATCGCATTTGCTTGTTGTTGTGCCATATAAGATAAACCAGCAAAAGTACATGAGTACATCATCGCAGAATATGCTTTGAAATCGTTTGCTTTGATGTTGTGTAAAAATTGTTTCGCATGAGACACAAGCATAAATGTGCGGAATTGTGTAAGTATTTGACCCATTGTAGATGTCATATATAAATTTAAATTACCCACATCATTTTGTTGTATGCTTCTTCTTGTCCATCGTGCAATAGCAACTGTAAACGCATCTCTTGCTTCCGCACCGCTTGCATCAAATGTTCCATCAGGTTTTTTATCCCATTCTGCAAGATTTATGGCTTTGATTTTTCTGTTTCTAAATAATGTTGAAGGTTGTGTAATGGCATTTTTTCTAATTAAATTAAATACTCTTTCTGACATTTCTTCGCTCAGACCTAGCCCTGCTAATCGTGCTTTTGAAAGTTTCCTACTGCGAAACGCAACATCTGTTAATGTTTGAACAGCTATCCTTGCTGCCATTCTTTCTAAGGCTAATGTTACTGGGGCCATTCCAGATATATCAGCCGTAATTCGTTTTAAAGGTTGCATAGCGAATAATGCTTTATCTATCCAATCTCCTCTGCCCTCACTGAAAACACCTATAGTATCTGCTTTATTCATGGCTTGCATTGTCAATCTGTCTGAACCAACACCAATAATACCTTCAAGGTCTCTCATCACTGGGTCTTCTATTTCTCCGTTTCTTGCTCTTTTTAACATTGATTTTATAGATGGCACAGATTGTAAAACACCTCTAAAACCACCGATTGCAAGAGCATTTCCAAGTTCTGCTATTTGTGCAAAACCTACTTGGTTCATTAATCGTGTAAAATTATAATCCTGTACTAATCGAGCTATTCGTGCATAGTTTCCTTGTGCATCAGCTGCCAATGGCGCACGTCTATTGATAATCATATTGAAAATAGTTTGTGCAACCAGATTATCTTTTTCTGCCCTTGCTCTTCCAGCATTTCCTTCTCTATCTGCTGCTTCTGCTAAATTTCTATTAAGTAATTTATTGAAGCTTCTCTCTGATTTAATACCTACTGTAGCAAGTGCATTTCTACCTGACAACTCTGCTGCATATCGTGTAAATACTTGCTCTGCATCTCTGTCTTGTAAGTCTTTGATTCTTAATACTTCTTGACCACCTTGTCTATTGACAACAGTTTCTGCATGATTCATATCAAAACGAAGTCTACGTTTGGCTCTAGCTGGTGTACCATCTGGTTTTTGTGAAAATAAATTCATCAAATTATCTGCTTGTTCAGCAGACATAAATTCTTCATCAATTAATATTTGTCTCATAACATCTCTATCGGTTGCGTTAAACAACCGAGCAGCACCAGCATCCATACCAGCAGCACTTCTTGATAATTTTGTGTACATTCCTTTTGCTATTTCTTTAGCCGCATCTTCTTGCAAATCTTCTGTTCCTTTCATCAAAGAACGTGTAAGAAGATTTATTACCGAATTTGTAGAAAATTTATCTGCTGCATCTCTAAATTTAAAATCATCCCAAAGATGTGTAAAATAACTTAAATTTTCAGGTACATTTTCAAACCCTTCAACTCCTGCTTTTTTAGCTGCTCTTAGTAAATCTCTTTGTATTTCTGCTTGTCTGTTTGCGGCTGTTCTTATTGGTGCGCTTACTGGCAAATCTGGGTTTTCAATAGCATCTGCAACAAGTTCCCCAAACTCTCTTCGAGGTAGGTTAAATGTTCTTCTAAAAAGACCATATCCCTGACTTTTAGCCCAATCTTTATAAGCCGTATCATACACTTGATAAAAACGTGCAAATGATGCTTTCATAGAATTTGTTTTTAAAATATCGGCTGACTCTTGTATAACAAGATTTTTATCTTTTCTAAAACCAACAGGGTCTTCTGGTAATATTCTTCCTAAAAAATTAGCTATTCTGTTTGGACTATTCAACAAATACCCAGCCATATCAAATCTTAGTGGTATTGGCCCAAATTTTGTAGCTGCTGCTTCTACTGGCTCTCCTGCTTTGTCTAATACATCATCTATATCCGAAGTTAGTTCTTTTACCTGATTTGGTAATGAATCTGTATTTACAGCAGCACCAACCGACAATTCATTATTTGGGTCACCATCTAACACATTTGTTTTTATTGCATTTGTTGTTTCAATCTTTTGTGCGTTGTCTGCGTGTGTTGCCATTCTACTAAGTGCTTTTATCATGGGGTCACTTGTATCTGTTCTTCCCAATGCACCCACACCACCACCAAGCACAATACCAGCACTCATTGCATATAATATATCGTATGGGTCTTTGAAATCATTTTGAGAAACAAGGTATGCTTCAATGGCAGCATTTGTTGCACCAGCGGTTGTTGCTCCTCTAAATACTCTACCAAGCCTAGATAGTTTATTACCCCATATCAAAGGTGCAGCCACACCCTCAGTTGCGATACTTACTGCGATAGCAAAAGGGTCTACTACGGCAGCACCCATTCTAAGAGCAACACCTTTCCATCCCAACTCACCTATATCCTTGTCGAAAGCAAACTGTTTCAATGCTTCTTGTCTTTGAAATCGTGCCTGTGCTTCGCTAAAACTATTTTCTAAAATAGGCGCATGATAATCCTCTGGTAAATCTGCTGTCAATTCTCTAGCAAAAGACTCTGTTAGTTCAAAATCTGGGTCTGGTTTAAATTGTTCTCTTCCCTCAAAAACATAAGAAAGACCCCAATCTTCATCAATAACTCTTTTTGCAATATCAAGACTCAGTGTTTGCTTTTCTGCTTCAAAAGCTCTTTCTGTTGCTCGTATTTGTGATGCTGAAATGGGTCTTGATGGAGTAAGAAGATTTGTATCTCTTGTTGGTTTTTTAAAAGTATCTGGTGGTTGCGTTATTTCTGGAATATTTTGAGATTCCTCAATTTGTTTATTTCTTTCTAATAAAGCAAGATTATCTGGCTCTTCTATAACTGGCTCATCCACTGCCCTTTGCTCTAATATTTGTATATCTGGTTCTGGCTCAACCTGTTGTGGTTTTTCTTCTCTTGTTTCGATGATAGACAAAGGTTCTTCTGAATCCGTGACGGTTTGCACCGATTGTGTATCTGGTTGTCTTGTTTCAATAAATCGTGAAGGTAGCTCTTCTTCTGGTTGTGCTTCCGATGTACCAGTAAAACGCATTGTTCCAACTGGCAATGGAGACTGTGGTTTTTTCTTAGGTATTGGCGTTCCAGGAACTGCTTCTGGTTGTGTAAGTGTTTGAAGTATTTTATCTCTTGTTTCTTTTGCAGTTGGCAATCTATCGGTTGTGTTTGCCAAAGTAAGAATAGGTTTTACGTCATCCAAAGATGAGACAATGCCAGAGTCAAATAAACTTTTAAAAACTCTGTTATCTAAACCTCTAACTGGCTTACCATCAATTACTCTTCTTGACTCTTTAATAACGGCTGTTTGATTGTCTGAAGTTGGAGATGTTTGAAACTTTACTAAATTTTTAGCTAACTTTGGGAATGTACCAGCGTTAAATTTTGCATCTAATACAACTGCTTGAAACTCTGGTTTTAACTGTGTGAAATCATCACCGATTGATTTAGACAGTTCTTCAAAATCTTGTTCTGCTCTTACCCTTGCTATTTTTTCAGCGTCATCAACAGAGATATTTTTATCTAAAGTAATATTAAGACTTTGAGCAATAGATTGATTTTGCCGATTGTTAATAACAATACCCAAAGGTGCAGTTTCAATATCTTTTAAATCTTTATGATACGTTGTGCCTTCGTATTCTGGTAATCTTTGTAAGAAAATATTAATGGTTTGAGCAGACATTACTCAATTCCTTGTTGTTTTCTAAATTCAGCTGCTTTTTTTGTTGACTGTTTTACATATTCCCTTGCAGCCTTACCGCCTTTTGTTGCTAAATCGATAATTACATCGCCTGGGGTATTTTCACTCATCCATTTCAGTATGGTATTGTCTAAGGTAAATGCTTGTCTAAAATATTCTAACGCTGTTGGAAGTGATTGCTCTATTTTCATTGATATTGTTTGTGTATTATTTATTTTTGCTTTTTCTTCCTCAAATAATTTTAAAGCTTTTGGTCTATCTTTTGGTTCATCAAGACCATCAAAAAGGCCAGTTCGTGTTTTAAATTGTTTGGTAAGATTAGTAATTGCGATTGTGCGATTTAATTGAATTGAATGTTCAGATAGTTGTTCAGCATCTCTCATACCTCTAAGTGTATTACCTGGGTACACTTGTCTGCCATCGATTTCAGTTGGTTGCAAACCCATAAAGCCAACCTGTTCATCGATTATTGGTTTACCTACTTCGTATTCAATAAAGTTACCGTCCTTATCTTGAACAGGATAACCCCCAGAATACACAACAATAAATCTATCGGTTCTATCTTTTGATACAGGTGCGATGGATAAATCATCTATTTCATAGGCATCCTCTGGAATAACTTTCATAGCAGCTTCTGCTGCTATATCTGCCAACTCTTCTATATCTTCTGGTAAATCAGTAGTTATCTGAATCGACATACCTCTTATTCTTTTGTGATTTTTACCATAATCTTTTGCAGCTCTTTCAACTGCTTTTATTGGGTTCATTCCAAGTCTAACAAAATTTTCAGCCAAATCTCTTATATCAGCTTTCATAGCTGAGATATTTTCTGGAACAAATTTTGTATCTGCCATGAAAGGAATAAAAGCATACCAATTTTTATCTGCCATTTCTTCAGATGTTTTAGCTAACTGTTTATCTACTTCTTTCATTGGAACAGATATATCAATATCAAGGTCAATTCTTTTTGCGGTAGCTATAGCTTGTTCTGTTGGAAAACTTATCTCAAAATCAAGGACTGTTTCATAAAATGCTCGTGCTTTTGGGTCAGATAAATGATTGCTTACAATCGATTCATTTCTAGATTCCATCAATCTGTAAAGCTCAAGACCTTGCATAACAGGGTCGTTTTCTCCTGCTTCTAATGGATTATACTCTGGTCTTGATGCTTCATTGAATCCATTTACTAATACTGCTGTAAAAGGATCATATGTTTCATTATTACGAGCAAGCACATCAACTTGTTTGGTGGGGTCATCTGATAATTTTGCCATTATTTTATTGACTGCTGTAACTTGATTATCTGATGAGGTACTGTTTTTATAAAACATAGCCT